CCCCCTACCCCCTCCTCCCCCATTCGTCATAGATAAAGGTCATTATTCTAACTTAGAGCATGGGTTCTCCAAAGATTCGAATGAAAAAGGTTCATCGTAAGGTTGATTTGGCGTATTAAATGAAGATTCGAACATGATACAAGTTTAGTTGTCAGTTATACTTATAATTGATATAATTATTTATATTTATTTTCGTGGTTTTTGTGCTAAACGATACGCACTTTTATTATGTGCGCATTCTTTGTCGATAATATGAAAATCAACAGCAGAAGCATTTCCACCAGTAATTGCGCTTGCTAATCGTGCATTTCCCCATGATTGAGGTGTCTGGTTCGGACGAGAACCAGAAGAATAATATGCACCTTCACCTTTCCGGACAATTTGCCTCAATCCCTTTAAAGAACATCCGGTTTGTTTTGATAGTTCTCTAGTAGGTTTTATGTGTTCTACATGGTATAGTCGTCGTGCGCGTTCTAGGTGTCTGGATGGTTTGGAATGAAACGACTTCATAGTTTTTCGTGTGTAATACTTATGATGCTTGTATAACTTACGTGATTTTATCAATTCTTTACGTTGACGTGCTTTATCACGACGCGATAGTGTGTCTGGTAGATACCTCTTAATGAAATTCATCTTTGTTATAATACTCTAGGATTTTTTATTACAGTATTATATAAAATGCTGAAACGAGTTCGATTAACATTGATGGCTAATACCCATGATAATAATAAAAATGCATCATATACTGCTGGTTCTGGCGTAGGATCGTCATCAATATCAGTTCGGCGCGCAAAAATGCTGAAGTCTAGTCCACCAGTTGCCTCATTATGTCACCTGCAACCTGTTCCTGGGAATTCCCGTGTAAACAACGTGTTTATGAAAATGTAATACCATCATTTATACACCTTATCATAATGTACTTTACAATATGCAGGCGAACCTGAATGTTCTATAGTATTTGTAATATATTGTCCAGATGTGGTCGTTTTTGGTATCCATATTGATTTACCACATTGACACCCTTTACGTGGACCCGATAATAATGTAAATGAACAAACTGTAGTTGCGGGATTATGATGTGATACTATAACATTTTGTGTTTCAATATTTGTGTCGGTTATTTTTTTGGACGCACGGGACCTAGTTTGAGGGGGTGATTTTTGTAAATGCGGAATAGGAGATGTATTTGTTCCATTGGTTGTCGATGATGATGTAGACACTCTTCTTGATTTACCTTTTGGTCCAGATTCTAGTTTATTCAAATGCCTACTGCACAACATTATACCATATTTTTCATTATAGATACATGGAGACTGACATTTTTTGCTTTCACTCGTAGTAAAAACAGTGTTATCTCCACCATTTATGAATGTTTCGTATTCACAAGTAAGACCTGAAAGTGCAATATTTGGCGGATTATTCACATATTTCACTTTACAAACATCGGGGTAAGGATAATATGGTAAAATACTATGAGTAATAGAACGACAATATGGACACTTTATTTCATTATATTCAAGTTTAGTTGTCTCAAGATTATATGAACTATTGTAATTAAAAGATAATAAATTGTGATGTGAAGATTGGGCGATTGCATTACTATTATTTAATTGTTGAGACTTTATGTATGTTGTAACTAATTTAGATGAAAGGTTTTTAGGCAACATTGAGCATTTTTGAAATAATACATCTTTAAATAACGGGACATAATTGAACTTGTGCCCACATTCTAACGTGATATGGTCTTTTCGTAGTTTTTCATCAGTAATTAAACAACGATGAGATGTATCCGTATTATCCGGGGTTTCGGATTGACTCTGTTTATCATTTATTATTTTTTTCAATTCTTTAAAAAAATCGATATCACACTCTAATTCATATACACAACCAGCGTTCATATTTATATTATGAATATAAGATTGTGATTTTTTTATATTCATATAATTATATTATTTCATTATTTCAAATACTATTTTATTAAAATACAAATTCTATATACGTAATGGTTACAAAAAGTGTATGGGGACCGTGTGTGTGGTATTTATTTCATACATTAGCGTATAAAGCAGTTCCTGAAAACTTCCCTGAAATAAAAGATGAACTTATTATGTATATACAACGTATTTGTGCAAATCTGCCATGTCCAGAATGTACACAACATGCAACCGAATACATGAAAGCACGTGCGCACATTCTAACTCATATCACTACAAAAGACCAACTCCATTATTTCCTTGTAGATTTCCATAATGCAGTGAATATTCGAAAACAAAAACCAAAGTTCAGCTATGAAGAAGCAAATAAAAAGTATAATCATGCTAAAACACAGGATATTATTTTATACTTCTTCAAAATTTACGGAGAACGGTCAAGTGGTGGAAACTTGAAAATGTTTACAAATGGGTTTCAAAAACAAATACTGTTGTCTGAATTTTCTGCATGGATTATCAGACATTATTCGAAATTTTATAATTAGTGGAAGATTGTTTCGATGCGGTGGCGCGCCACATCGTATCACGCAGGATACAGAACCTTTTTCTGGACAGCATCCCCCTTTTCAATGATATCGGTCGGCATATGACCAGATGATTTGAAAAACTTCTTATAATTCCGGATAACATAATCAACAGTCTTGTCTCGGGCTTTTGGATACAGATAAACTTCATACGCATCTTGTGACATAGCTGATGACAAAACTGCGACAATCGTAGGATCGGCGTCAAAGCTATCGAACATCGCACGTATGGCGTTTTTACCCGTTGGAACCTCGACTATTTTATGCGATGAGGCATTACTCGGCTTTGCGTAAATTACGACGACTTTACGTCCCGACGCGAGGTCCTGCCAGAACTTTTCGAGAGGTTTATTCTTGCCCCACACTGAATCAGGGTCGGCATCCATCGCTAGAACTCGCGCAGATTTATGACGGCGTTTTATCGTCCGGTTTTTACGCGTTGTTCCGTCGATTTTCCGCCATCGTTGAACCCCGCGTGTATCGGCAATAATGACCCACTTATTTCCATCATTGCCGGTTTTGATGGTTCCGCGCTTGAATAGGGTTGCACTTGCAGAAGGCGCTTTTCTCGTCATACCATATTAATTATAGAATAGATATTATTATGTGTATTATACTATCTATTTTTGAACACAATGATTACAGGTCCTGTATGACCTGACCATTCTTATAAACCGAACACTTGAACGTCTGATTTTTCGGACGCTTGCATACAACATTATTGCTTACTAGATCATGGAAAAACAGTAAACTTTCATGTTCACTGAACTTCATAACAAAATACCAAATCGCGCCGAGGAAACCACCAATAATAGCACCAAATGTAATACCACGAGGAACGGTGCATGAATACTGAAGTTTCACATAAGCATCCACTGCAAATATACTAACAATTGTTCCGATGATCCACATATTCACTTGGTTATTTGCCAACATCGGCAAAAGAAGATAAACAAGTGTAAACATGATGAACATACTATTATAATTTGGAACGTTGTATTGCGTTGGAACCAATGGAAAATTAATTAGATTACATATGGCGCCTTGATTCTCATCTGGTTCACTTCCAATCATAAACATTACTGCCAAATTAATAACAGATGCGATCAGAACTCCACCTAGGTATATCAAACCTTTAATGTTCTGATTAAATACAGATATGAGAACAAGGAAAGTTCCTAAAAATAAAGGTGCAAATACACTGAATAGTTGAACAATGTTCGAAAATGTAAGTTGAAGTGCCATTGTTTTATCTAGTTATATACTCATAGTATTTTAATCTTACTTGTCAATACTATTTCCCTCGTAAAATTGATATTTAAACACAAACCTAGATATTATGTAAAGAGTCGAAACCGGCATTTTTATATTTACGCTATGGGTATCCCGAGTTATTTCTCAAATATTGTTAAACAATACAAGCATGTTATCAAACGGTTAGCAGGTTTGCCACAAATTCATAACTTGTATATGGATACAAATGGTCTCATTTATGACGCTGTCCGTGTCGTTGGATCGAACCATGGAATGTCGGACAATGAGTATGAAGCAAAGATCATTCAATGTGTTTGTGAAAAAATCGACGAATATCTAACATTATTTCGTCCAACAAATAAGGTATTAATCGCTTTTGATGGTGTTGCGCCTGTGGCTAAACTGAATCAACAGCGCGAACGAAGGTATAAATCATGGTTCACTGGAGTTGTTGAAAAGACGATTGCACGAAAAAATGCATTATTGGATCCAACATCTATTGATGGAGTTGGGAATAAAATGGAATCGAAGGCCTGGAATACATCGTCTATTACACCTGGGACGGCATTCATGAAGAAATTGAATACAAGGATGAATGACTATTGTGCTGAGAAGAGTAGAATAATTGGTTCGTCTGTTGTATACATTTATTCTGGGAGCGATGTTCCAGGAGAAGGTGAACACAAAATATTCGAATACATTCGTGATGATGCAAATTATCACCGAGATACAACAACACTCATCTACGGTTTAGATGCAGATTTGATTATGCTTTGTTTGAATCATCTTCATATTTCACAACATATCTATTTGTATCGTGATACACCTGAGTTTATTCAATCACTCGATACTACCCTATCATGTACTGAACAATATTACCTAGATATTCCTGCGTTTGCATGTTCTCTTGAAGCTGTCATGCGCGAGACTACTGCGCCACGTGTAAACACGAATACGAATACGAGTAGTTCCTATGTTTCTGATGCATCAACCATTGCTAAAAACGCACCTCAACAAGAATATCATATCACTACCGATGTTATTGCTGCTATCGATGATTATATTGTCATGGCATTCATGTTAGGAAATGATTTCATGCCTCATTTTCCTTCTTTGAACTTGCGAACAAATGGAATGACTGTGCTACTTCAAACCTACGCAAATATGTTTCGTGAAAGCAAGGAGTATTTGGTGACTAGAGATCCCGTGACTGGACGGCCAAATATTGTATGGAAAACCATGCGTTCATTTATAGCACTTTTAGCCGATACAGAACATAACCGTTTTATGAATGAGCACAAGTTGCGCGAACGTCAAAGTAAACAGCGGTTCGGTGGTGGTGACGGAGGTGGAGGCAGCGGCGGCAGCAGCAGCGGCGGTGGCAGCAGCAGTAAAAAGGGGGGTCTTGACCAGAAGACGTCATCTGCCACAGAAACTCCGACAGTAGTAGTTGATATTCGTGACCTTACCAAGATTGCATGTGAACGCGTCGTTCAATTGGTCGCGAATGTTGAAAAGTGTCACTCGCTGAACGACTTCATGACAATCCCTCTCCAAGAACGCGCAGTTGAGAAATACATTGACCCATATCGTGAGAATTGGGAATACCGTTATTATGATGCATTATTTGGAGTAGATATTTACGCAAATGGAGTGAAATATAAAGGGAATGTTGGTATTGATCGTCTTCAGTCGATTTGTGTGAATTATATTGAAGGATTGGAATGGACAATGCGATACTATTCGACCGGTTGTGTTGATTGGCGATGGACATATAAGTACCCTTATGCGCCCTTGCTTGTGGATTTGATGCGTTATATGCCTCATTTGGATACCGCTTTGTTTCCAAGTGCGCCGAATGGCGGTACTCCCGCGAAGAACCCGGTGCAAGATATTGTTCAGTTGTGTTACGTTTTGCCGATGGCCTCGCATGGTTTGTTACCACCTTCTGTGGCTGAAAAGTTGAAGCGTTATTACTCGCATTATTATTGCGATAAGCTTGATTTCAAGTGGTCATATTGCAAGTATTTCTGGGAGGCGCATACTGAGTTGCCGCACATCCGAATTTCAGAGTTGGAGCGGGTGGTCGTGGGGGTGTAATATGTGTGTATAAAGGTTGTCTCATTTTGTCCTTTCAGACGATGTAACTATAGTAAATCATTAAACTATGATTAGTCACAATTTTATTTTTGAACAAAGTAAACATTCTAACCTAATAATAAACAGTAGTTACCAATGATAGAATATTTACCATTAGTTACAATCACTACATATACGATATATGCTTTTATGAACGAACTATATGAACAATTTAGTAATTCATGTTAACCCAATCTCTCGTGATCACCGCATCAACACTTTCCAGCGCGCCTTCAACCCATCCCTGGTCACGACTTACCATCTCGCCAACGACGACAATCCCCTTTTCCGGATGTTGTGCTTGACGGATGAATTCAGCGCGCGATTTGAATTCTTTAGTAAGTGGTTCATAGTAGTGTGTGCCGGTCGGCCAGTAATAATCCTTAATCGCGATAATATGAAGGGGGGTTGATGGCGATATACCAAGCGCTTCGGCCGCCCACTTTGCATACAAATCGCAGTTTTTGCGTGTATTATCTAGTGCACCTTTAGCCTTAAGAGCTCTGGCGTGTTGGTTGTCGCTATATGCGATCATATATACACCTTTATCTGGGTCCATAGGTATCATCTTTTGCAAATGCCCGGTTTCAAGAACTGTAAATGAAGTTACATATTTCTTCATGATTTCAGTGCTTTCACGGTCAAATTTCGCATATAAAATCAAAAACGGTTGTCCTCGGATTTTCTGGTATATGCTTGTTCGAGCCGACGCACTTGGAAGAATCTTTCTTACTGCCTCGACTGTAGTTGCTACAATTACCTTATTTGCATAATATGATTTATTACCGCTAGGCGTGGTTGTCGCTACTTCAAATATACAACCGGGACTCTCTTCTATTTTGCGAATACATTTTACTTCCGTTGAAAAACGAAAATGATTAACGCCACCGATTTTTTGATATAATGAATCAATGAGTTCATCCCATGGGACATGAATCGCGGTCCATCCAGCAACATTATCATCCATACCGTAATGGTAAAGGGTTTCATAAACATCTGCATCTTCAAAGTCAGTATAACCTGTAGTGTTTACGAAACTTCGATACTTATCTTTGCCGAGTATGTCAATAAAGAAATCCTTGAATGTCTTTCGGGAGTGTCGGTAATGTTCGGGTCGTTTATTGTATTCAGTCTTCAAGGTTCGCATCGTCTTCATGACATCGTCAGGTTGAAATAGTGCTCGTGGAACATAGATTCTCTCGGAAGTAAATTCGGAGTTGTGGACTTTGGCATCTTTGAGTAGTTTAATCAAGGCGTGATCCTTCCCTTTGCGACCAACACCTGCACCCACGACGACATTTGCACCATAAAATTTCTCATTCCCTGCGCGCCCACCTAGCCATTGTTTCTGATTCTTTTCTAAAATAAGGAATGATACATTCGGTGAGGCGAGACGTTTTATTTGGTATGCTGCGTATAAACCAGCAATCCCGCCACCAATTATAATAATATCAACAACGGTCATATTATTATAATGTTAGAGGTTTATTTACTTGATCTTCCGTATGAAAACCTGACTATCTTTTTCACCTAAACGTTCTATTCTTTTGTGATAACCTGACATAAATGCGTCAATACCTCTTTGGGTTAAGTCGGGACCTCCCCATCCATAGTCATCAAATATCATAATGCCGTCCTTCTTCAGTTTACGAAAACTAAGCACTGCATCTTCTAACACATATTCGGGTTCATGATTACCATCAATGTAAATCATATCAAAAAAGTTATCCTCCAATGTTGGAATTACGACATTTGAATATCCGCGATGTACAGTGATCTTGTCTTTACTTCCAGACGACTCCAGATTGGCACTGAATGCTTCATAAATAGATGGCTGTTCATTTTTGTATTCAGGATATTCATCATAATCCTCCCATGGGTCGATGCAGTGTAACTTAGATTCCGGATGTTGACCATACGTCTTGTCTACCGAAAAGAGGTTTGCTCCGTAAAAAGTACCAATTTCTAAATAGTTCACCGGACGAGTTTTGTACTGATTCACGTCAATATGCCCGAACCAATTCGGCGCCATACGGTAATGAATTCCAATGAAATTATCTACTAGCATTCGATATTATAATACTAATACTAAATTATTGTGGTTTGTACGCAATCTTAATTCGCATATTCATCTTTGTCGATAATTACATTCTGTGCAATATTCTTGATCACTTTCGTTACATTGTCATCATCTCCGTCGAATCCGTGTCTAGAAAGAGTCATGTATATACTATTTGCACGTGTATCACTATTTTCACATTCCGGATGTTCTTTGGCCCATTTATTTATGAGATCCACGTTTTTTTTCTCTACAACACGAACTGCATTCGCGATTTTCTGACTTTTAATATTCTCTCGTTCCCACTTATCGTCGTCTTTGATATATAGAATTTCTCGTTTAATGTCGCTACAATGAATCGGGCGTTTCGTTACATCCGTCTTCTCCAAATTCTCTATAAAAATCTTGGAAATTCCCTTCACGAAACCGTGTTTACCAACGTCCTTCATATCATCCGTATCTAATTCGATGGTTTGCACAAATTCAGTCATATTCATCGCGTCTTTGCATTGTTCATTCAAGAACATATTGATATTAAATGTTTTGTTGTTCATGTTATTCATGTTTGTCATGTTTCCGTTCACAGTAAGGTTATTACTGGTATTATGTGACATGTTATTCGACGGTTCTTGTGTAGTATCTGCCGCTGTATTCGACTTCACTGCTAGTAAAACTGCGCCGATCATCTGCATCATCTGCTCTTGGTTCGTTTTGAACATTTCCAACATCGCGGATGTCATTATTTCGACCGGTGTTTTGTCTGATGTGGTGGTATTATTGGTTGGGTGTGTATTCTGACTACATGATGAAACATTGCATTTCTTAGAATGTTGCCATAAACCTTTCTTAGAAAAATACGGTCGATTGCAATTTTTGCATGGGTATATTTTTCTGGATTCTGGGGCTTGAGCGACCTCCGGGGGTGCTTGGTTGGTCAAATTCCCCCCATTTACTGGATTGGTAATTATGGTAATTTTGTGCTTCTTCGTCTTCAAATGTTCTATATAGTTACAACTTTTACTCGTATAAAAGTCACAACTTTTACAAGAAAATTTGGCGCTTTTTTGAGGGTAACTAACTGACCCACACTGTAACCCTACCGGGAATGTTGGTAGCGTTGGAAATTTTATCTTACTGGTTGGCATCTGTTCAAAAAATGTCTATTTTCAGAATCACCTAAATTACCTTTCCAGTTTTTGTCCGAAATTATGTCCGTTTTCGTATAACATAGGGATAGACAAAAACGGATCGAAATGAACGAACGAAAAATTATCAGTCACAATTTTTTCGCCGGAAAAAAATTTTGTGACGATAAAGTTAAAAATGCACGATTTTCATGTTTCAAAAGTCTCCGGCGCAAACAGCGTTTTGGACATTTATAGAATCCAGCCGGTATATAACTGGTTTGGTAATCTACTGGATGGTTTTCCAGTTCATCCTGTTCATATTTTCGTTACGATATTTCAAGCGAATATTTTCGGCAAAAAACTGAGTTTTCAAACCAAATATTTTCGGTGGAACACCGACTTTTCAAAAGTTTTATTTTCGGCAACGCAGGGACTTTTCATTCTTTTTCATCGATCCAAAACGCCGCGGATTTTCAAATAAAACGTTCTTATTGTACTATTGTATCTTAGAAAACATGGGTGTTTTTGATATTATTGCAATGTCGTTGGTTACGACCATTCCAATCCTTTATACATTCCCGATGATTCTGGCGCATTTTTTCAAGATTCAAGGCTATAAAATTTCGGATCAAACCGAATGTAACCAACTTATCAATAAGTTAAACATCCGACGTTCCGTATTTTATCAAAATGGAAAGCCATTCGGTGTATTTTATGGGAAATGGTATATCGGTTATATTTACTCGAATGATTCACAGCATGGAAGTCAAGGACAGACAATGTACCTCATTATCAAACGTGAGGTATTTGAACGTGTTACAGATACAGTGTCCAAATCAAGCAGTCATGATAGTAGTAACGACGCAAATACACCGTCAACTGAAAAGAAGATCATCGATATTCGTGAACGACGCGGAAATCCGTGGTGGTGGGAATATGCCGATCGTAAATACGACGCATCAAAGTTCTTGAAAAAAGAACCGCGCGAGTATCAAAAGGAGATCATCGACGATATTCTCTCGATTGTACAAAGAAAAGCGTCGCGAAGCGGAACATTCTTCATTCACGGAGAGCCAGGAACAGGGAAATCTCTACTTACCCTTCTTCTAGCGAAACAAATTGGCGCGTATTATTGTGATACATGGAAACCAACTGATCCCGGCGATACGTTATCCAAAGTATACAGTACGATTTCACCTGATGATAATAAACCGCTAGTTCTCGTGCTTGAAGAGTGTGATAAGATGATCATCAATGTTATCGAAGGGATTGTAAAACCACATCTATATATTCCAATACCAATTATGGATAAAGGTGACTGGAATGGAATATTGGATAAAGTCACAGACTTAGGATTTTATCCAAATCTAATACTAATTCTAACATCAAATGTATCGCGTGAAACGATTCATGAAATGGACGCATCGGTATTGAGAGATGGGCGGATAGATAAAGCGTATCATATGAAATGAATGCGCGTATTATAATATAAAACTCTTGTGTGGATGTAGTATATATTTGATTCCGATGTCCCTCACCCCCGTTGAACTCACCCGCGAGTCATTCAAAGGACTCCTCGAATTCAATTCCAAGCAAGGGAAGCACACAATTCTCAAACTCACCGCGGATTGGTGTCGGCCATGCAAGACAATCAAGGATCTCGCCATCCAGCAAGTATCCAATCTCTCGGCGCGTCCGATTGAATGCTACGAAGTGAATGTCGACGACTCCATCGATTTTTACGCATTCATGAAGCAGAAGCGTATGGTGAATGGAATCCCTGTCTTCCTCTTTTACAAGTCAGGAAACATTGAATACATCCCAGATGATTCCATTACAGGCGCAAACCCGCCAGATATTGTTGCCTTTTTCGACCGATGTGCGAAGGTTTGAAATCAACGGTTCGAGAGATTTATGTTATTCGCGGAACAGTAAATAACATAAAATTAGAATATTAAATATAGGAATATACCGC